AGTACTGGCAATAGACCACACTTGCAGTTCGGGTGTAGCGGTGGATGCTCGATTGCTCCATAATCAATCGAAAACGTATGGCCGCTGGCTGTGGCTGTTAGGTGTTCACCCTGAGGGATGAAAGCATTGCCTAGCGTTACACCGCCCGTGCGGGGGCCATATAACGAGTTCATCTCCTGACAGAACTCGCACATATCGCTCGCTCCGCTCCACTCCTTCGCCTCTACAGAGCCTGTCTGCTGCCAGCCATGTTCCATGCCAGCGTTCACCGCTCGTACGGACTCCGTGCGTGCTATACGGTCGGCCCGATAGTCGCTCATGCCTTTGAACGTGTCCTGCACTCGACCTCGCAGAGCTGTGATGTTCTCGCCTGCGTTTAGTCCTGCTGCCAGTTGCTTCCGCAGTATGTCCTGCGTTTCCGAATTGACCGCAAAGGAGAACTTGAAGGTGTGGCGGTTGACAAACTCACTAATCTCAGGAGCGTTCATCACAGCACCAGAGCCGATATTCAGCTTGGTTAGACCACGCTTTACTCCTCTATGCACCAGCTTAGTCATCTCTGGCGTGATCTTTATCGCCAGCCAGCCTATCCACTTGGCTTCGTCTGGCATCCAGAAATCCTCGACCACCTTCACGTCCTTTGCCGACTTCGGCATTATGCTCAGTACCTCTTGAGCTTGCAGCTTGAACAATCGTTTTACTATCCTGACCAGCGAATCTCTCTCAGGCGGCAGCTCATCAGGGTCGATGTACTTAGAGTTAGCGATGGAGGCAGCGTTGCCACCGCCTCCACCACCGAGAGAAGGAGAAAGAGAGGAAGTTCGGTCAGAGCTGGTCTGTATCAGGTTGGATGCGAGCCACGGCTCTTCTCCCCACGGTACAGGCTCTTGATTATCACGCAGACGCTCCTCGTTGATGCTGCTGTATCCAGAGCGGAGATTGCTCTCACGCTCCTTGATACGAGCATCCCTGTCCTCACCGACAGGATTATCAAACGCACAGAAAAGGTTCGGGTCGTACATTGGCAGCAGCTTCTCGTTCAGTTTGGCCTCAATCTTTCGGCATTTAGGTAGGATGGTATCTCGCTGATATGTGACGCTGCCGAAGTACATCCCTGCTGCTGGAGCGGATTTGATGTCCTCCACCGACAGCTTGCTCATCGGCACTTCAAATATCGCAGCGACCTCCTCTCTGGTAATCTTGCGTCCTGCCATATATCCCATCTCACGAGGTGTCAGGCTCACTGGAGCGACTTGCAGACCGCCAGAGAGAACCGCCAGCTTGCCAGCCTTCTCCACGCCTTTATAATTTGTATTCCACTCTTTCTTGAGCTTGCTAACTTGGTCTTGCGTGAGCTGTGATTCGGTAATCAGTGCCGAGCGTGGTATCGCATCGTTACGCAGGAGGTTGCCTTCGTAAGCACTCATCGCAACGTGTGCATCGGCAGCTACCATCGCAGCAGCGAGTGGCCCATGTCCGTAATACAGGTCGTGTGGATTCGGATACTTCATGTGGATGATATTGTCAGGCTCGAACGTCACGGACTTCGCAGGGTCTGTGCCGCACATATAGCTTTTTATGAACATTTCTTTATCGGGAATTATTTTGACCTTCTGTGCAGGCAGTATCCACAGCTCCTGCGGTATCTGGAGGTTGTTCTTGACCACATAGGTGTAAGCGTTGCCTGTCAGCTCCTGATACAGCGTCCACAGCTCCATCAAGTCAATGCCGTTCATCCACTCGTTCACATTGGTCATTAGGTCAAGGAACGGATGGTCAACTATCTCCTCGATGTCCACCGCCTTGGCCAGTTTTTGCTGCAAGTCAGGCTGTGCGAACATCCAATCTTTCCGCTCCTTCGATACCGCTCTGGTAGGCACAATGAACTTCGTCCTGCTGGAGCGTTTCATGCCGTACAGATGTAACGGCACTTGAGCGACCGACTTAGCGTTTTTATAGGCACAGGCATACACCCACGAGGTATATCTCTTGACCAGCTCTTCGTACTTATCCTGCGACTGCTTGCCGTAAACTTCTTCCCACGGGTGACGCTCCACGTTCAGCAGAGCGGAGATTTGTGAATCGACCTGAGTGACCTTAGTCAGCCACCGACCGATGTCTCCGAGTGTTCTGGTTATCAATCCCATATTTAGTCCTCGAATCTGAATGCAGCATCACAGCTAACGCCTGCGCCCACGTCATGCCTGATTGTAGATGTGGTTCTAAGCTGCTGTCTCATATATCCTTCCAATAGCGTGGGTCGTCTGAGAACATGATGTCCTCGTCAGTTCCATCGTCATAGTCCAGACTGATAATCTGCGGTGGTGGCTTGCCGTCTATACCGACCACCAGATACCGCAGAGCATCGCAGCTATGGTCGTCCTCCTTCACAGGCTTATCGGTGTCCTCCTTGTAGTGGTACATCTCAGCCTCGTTGCGGAGGTTTGAACAGTGAGGCGATATTTTGAGCCTGCCTGTCTTGCCTCTGGCGATGACTCGCTCGATTCCCATAGCCACATCGTTATCGGCTGCATTGACCGTGATGCCGAGAGCGACCATCTCTTCAATCTGCTGCTTGCCCGATGGGTCTGCGAAATACTCGGCATTCTTGTCCAGATGTGGTACATGGTCTGCCAGCAGAGTCTGTTCGATGCAGCGTTCCCTGTCGAGCCATAAAATGTCGTCCGAGTCGATAAAGCCTGTGAGAGCCACGAACGGATTGTTATAGCCCCAATCCATACCTCCTATCCAACGAGTCGATTCTGGGTTATCCTGAGCCTTCTGGCGTGCCTCTGCGATGTCGTCCTCGTGGCAGAACCACCTGTCCATCTCAGGCCAGACCAGACCTGACATCTTGCGGAACTGTCCACCGTACCGCATCTGGAACGTGCGTTCGTCCATTGTTCGCTTCGCTCGCTCGTATTCTCGCTTCGGATAATACGGATTATGTGTGGACTCGAACTGGCTCACGAAGTAGTCTGGGTCGGCCTCCTTAGCTCGCAGATATATCTCTCGGTACAGCCATCCGAGGTTGTACGGTGTGGTCGTGAATAGGCAGCGTCCTTCCTTGAATCCGAGTCGTGCCTGTATAACCGTCCATGTCCATGCCGACATCTGTCCTGCCTCATCCAGCCACCACGCATCGTACTGACCGCCTTCGATATGGTCTGGATTGTCCGTGCTGCACAGGTAGATTATACCGCCTGTGGGCAAGTGGTACTCGCCAAGCGTGGACTTGTACAAGCCCTCCATAGTCGTGCCACGGAAGGCTTTGACCAGTGCAGGAACTGTGACTCGGTTGAGTAGCTTGTAGGTAGGCGCACCGACACCAAATGTGCCTTGCGGAGATTTCATAATCTCTCGTGCCATCCAGAATGGACCGATGAAGGTTTTGCCACCACCTGTGCCAGCTATCAACGCAGCGAAACGTGCGTCAGTCTGAAACACGGCAGTCTGTCCACCATGCAGCGAGATACGCTTGTTGCCTATCTGTGCAGTTTTATGTGTAGCTACCGTCAACCATGTGCCTTTTGCACAGCCTCAAGTTAGCAGACCATAACAAGTATTCTCGAATCTGTCAAGAAGCAATCTAAACTCATTCCGGAATTTCCCGGTCAGTCGCAGGCGACCGCTCATCGGCAATACGACAGTTCGTTCAGGCTTCCCATTGTCATGCCTTGTTCCTCCTTGCCTCCTCAAACGTCATTGGTCGGTCGGATTCAGCACGAGCTGAGTCCAGTTCCTGCCTGATGCGTCCGATTTCTCGATTGCTCTTCATCACATCGAGCGTCAACAGCACCAGCCATATCATCAGACAGAGAATGCCTATCACTAGGATTATCACTATCACGCTACACCTCCTCTCTAGCCTTTCCTGATTGGCTTGAGTAAATGCCTCGCTTTATCGCACCAATCGTCTTTCCAATCCATCCACGGAAAGTTCTCTGCCTCCTCGTCCGTCACCTCTTGCAGCTCACGCATCGTATCCTGTACAAACAGCAAGAGCCGAACGTAATTGCTGATAAGCTGTATCAGTTTGTCCACGGCACACCTCCTCTCAGTTAGTGTCCTGCGGTCTGTGTATGCCTGATAGCCTCCGTTTGAGTGGGTCGCCATTACCGTTGCCAGCCGATAGGATAATCTCGATAGCCTGCTTCTCCACCTGCTTGAAATCCTCGGCATCAGCCAGACCAGCTACCTCCAGACCCTTCATAACCGCCTTTAGAGCTGTATCGCTGTTTTCCCCACCAGCAAGCTGGATCAACCGGCCCATGAACCAGCGGCCCCGGCTACGGGCCAGCCGCTTGGCCGCCTGGTGCTCGGCCTCGATTATCGCATCCACCCGCAGCCTAAGCTCTGGTCTGGACTCGCCTTTAGCCAGCTCGTAGGTATGTCGCAAAGATATCTTATGCTTGGCAGATATCTCCGCTATACTCAAATCCGAGCGTGCAAAGTCTTTACAGAGTTCCTCATCGTCATATTTCAAAGTCTTGTGATTTGCTATATTTGCGTCCATTTGATTGTTACCTCCCTTATTTTATCAAGACTTAGAATGTAACCGTAAACGTCAGTAGGGCAGCTCCAGCCCAGTATAATCCCCTACGCCAATCCCTGTGTGCAAACCAGACTATAGAGGCTGCTATGTCAAGTACCATCAGCGTAATAGGGAATGCCACAACCATGTATTTATTCTCGCTTAGCTTTCTCACCCGTGAACTCCTCCCAGCGTTTTACGATGACATCGCAGTACATCGGGTCGATCTCCATGCCGTAGCAGCGTCGGTTCAGTTGCTCGGCGGTGACGATGGACGTGCCGCTTCCCACGAACGGGTCATAGACCGCTTCGCCCGTGCGCGAACCATCTCCGACCGCTTGCGCCCACAGCTCCACGGGCTTCATTGTCGGGTGCTCGCGGCTTGCCTTTGGGCGCGTGTGCGTCCAGAGCGTCGTTCGCGTTCTGTCGGCATTCCTGTGGCGATCACCAGGAATCCACCCGAACAGAATCGGCTCGTGCTGGTAGTGGTACTCGCTATGCCCAAGCACCATGCTGTCCTTTGCCCAGACCATGATCTGCCGCAGAATGCCTCGCCGCTTCCAGTCTGCTGCGAAGATCAGGTGCAACGGTCCCGGCGGGACCGTTGCATACCAGTATGCACCCGCACGGCAAAAAGCCTCGGCGTTATCGAATGCGACTTTTACTAGATCGGACAACTCCGACTCGCTCATATCGTCGCTCTCAATCGTGAGCGCATCGGCGGTCTTGCCCACATAACTAACGCCATAGGGCGGGTCCGTGAGCATCATGTCCGCGAGCGATCCATCCATCAGCCGCTCAACATCCTCGGCCTTCGTGGCATCCCCGCAGAGCAGCCGATGGTCTCCCAGCAGCCACAGGTTGCCCGGCTTGGTAATCGCCTTCCTCGGAGCTGCTGGCACAGCGTCAGGCTCAGTCTGCCCTTTCTCTGGCTTCGGCAGTACGCCTGCACTCACCAGACTCGGCTCATCTAAACCTGTAAGGCTGACATCGGCATTCTCCAGCCTCAGCTCGTCCACCAGAGCGGTCAGTTTAGTCACATCCCAATCACCGTGTATCTTGTTCAGGGCTAT